GCCAGGGGGTGAAGGTGGCGGAGTGGGACCAGGCCAGCAAGGGGCTGAAGTTGCCGGCCAAGGTGCGCCCGAAGCCCAAGGCCCGCAGCTGACCACGCCGGCCTACGCGACGGAGGCCGCAGCCCAGGCGAAGGCGCAATACCTGACCACGCAGTCCGGGGTGCCGCATGAGGTGGTCGAGCATCCGGAGTCCCCCGGCGCCTTCGCGGTGCAGGAGAAGGAAGCGGAAGGAGAGCCCAGTGGTACGGATCAAGCAGACACGGGAAGAGGCGAAGGTGAGCCGGCAGATCAAGGCCATGCAGAAACAACGGGAGAGGCAGCGCCAGCCGCAGCCCCTGCCGAAGGCGCGCCCGCCGCGGGGACGGTAACAGAAGAACCGGCGGCGGTGAGGCCGGAAACCACTGAACACCTCACCCCCGAGGATCTGCAGCCGCTGGTCGACAAGCTGAATGAAGTCGTGGCCGCCGACCAGGCGGTGAAGGCCGCGAAGAGCGCCAAGGCGCAGAAGGAACACAAGCCGGCCATCAACACCAACGAGCAGTTGCTGCTGGCGGGGGCGCAGCGCGATCTGCGCGAGGGCAAGCCGGGGGCGCTCGACGAACTGCGCAAGATGGTGGGGATGCACCACGAGCCGGGCGACTGGATCGGCGGCACGGTGCGCAAGCAGCTGCGGGATCTGCTGATGCGGAAGGCCCCGCCGCACTGGAACTACGAGACCCTGGGCGCGATCGCGGAGGATGCCAAGAAGCACAAGCGTGGCGCCACCATCCGCGAGACCCTGGACGAAGCCCGCGACATGATGGACGCGGGCGATCCCGCCGCCTACAACGCGCTCAAGAGCGCCGCCTTCCAGGCTGGCTACAACAGCGACCTCGGCAACCGCATCCTGGGGCTGATCAAGGAAGCCCACAGCCCGGAAGCGGCGGCGGAGGTGGCGGAAGCCAAGGCGGCGACGGAGCCGGTGCCCCACCTTCGTGAGAAGGAAGCGGAAGAGGAAGTCATCCCCGTCACCGAGGCGCAGGCCGAGGCCTGGCGGGAGCACTACGCCGGGATGAAATTGAGCGAGGCGAAGCCGGGCAAGCTGCCGACCATCACGCCGGTCACCCACGCCGGCAGCCAGTGGGTGGTGACCGGAGTGCAAGGCGGGAGCACGCATCCGTGGCAGCTGAAAGTGCAGGAACTGGTGCCCGACGGCTTGGGGCCCGAGTGGAAGAAGGGCCAGCCGCCGGGCTCGTTCTACGACGGCCGGCGGGTGCAGGTGCGGGGCGGCAAGACGTTTCAGATGGGCGTGCGGAAGGCGATCTTCGAAGCGCCGAGCACCCCCGAGCAGGAGAAGAAGCGGGCCGAACTGAAGGCCCGGCGCGAAGCGGATGAGAAGGCCGAGGCGGAGCGGATCGCCGCCTATCCGCGCGACGTCGAGGGCCGCTCGCCCAACCAGGCCGGCGTGTACCAGCCGACCGAAACGCTCGAGCTGCCGGTCACCAAGAAGAACTGGCGCGGCGTCGCGCTGGCGGAGATCAACCTGGTCGAACTGCGCGACGGCACTTGGCGCATGGGCCTGTCCTCCAACTTCAACCACGGCAGCATGACCGGCACCGGCTTCGCTCCGAGCGCCGATGGGCACAGCTTCGCCACCCGGGCGGAAGCGCTGGACGCCGCGATCGCGCGTCTACGCCGCCATGCCGAGTCGTTTGCCGCGGGCCGGGAGAACAAGGGGATGCCGGCGCAGGCCGAGGCCAACAAGGTGCTGAACTGGCTGGACGGCCTGCAGGTGCCGGGGCGGGCGAAGGCGGAGCCGACCGGCGACGCCGAGGCCGAGCGCATCGCGGGCTTGAAGACCGAGGCAGGGCAGAAGGCGATCGCGCGCTCCCGCGACAGCTTGCGCGAGAGCTTCGATCGGGCCATCGCCGCCTGGAAGCCGCGCGAGAGCTTGGGGGTCTACATCCGCGATGACCCCAAGAAGCGCGGCTGGCTGGGGATCTTCGTCAGCGAAGGCCACGGTCCCGAGAAGATGCTCATCAGCGTCGAGCTGACCCCCGGCAGCAACGTCGCCGTCGGGCCGTGGGATCTCGGGCAGATCAGCAAGGTCTTCCACGCCTGGCTGCAGAAGCAGCCCAAGGCCGAGCGGCGCATTCCCACCCATGCCGAGCAGCAGGATCGCTCGCGCGACGAGGCCAAGCGGGCGCTGGAAGGGGCGCTCAAGAAGGCGGAAGAGGCCGGCGAGCTGTGGGAGTTGAGGGCCGGGCTGGTCGGGCTGCAGGCGCGGCTGAACAGTGGCTCTAGCAGCGCACCGCCGTACTACGCCAAGGCCGTGGCGGAGCGGATCGACAAGCTGATCGCGGCGGCGCAGAAGGATCCCGAGCGGACCTTCGATTTCTGGCTGTCGAAGGGCCTGACCCCGCGCCAGAAGCGCGACGCCGAGAAGCGCGCGGTGGCCGAGCAGAAGGCCGCCGAGCGGGCGGCGACGCTGGAGCAGCGCATCCGCAAGGCCAAGGACGACATCGCCCGCATCGAGCAGCGGGCCAGCGCCGAAGCAATGGAGAACTGGCGCGCGGCCACGCCCAACATCCGCCATACCTTCCCCACCAGCATGACGGTGGAGTCCAAGGCGGCGAAGGCGCAGTTCGAGGCCGAGGCGCTGGCCAAGCGGCAGCCCACCATCGACCAGCTGCGCAACAAGATCGAGGCGTGGGAGGTGCAGCTGGGCCTCCGCGCGGCGCCCGTGCGCGAGCCGGAAGGGCCGCAGTACGACTTCCAGCAGACCTTCCCCGAGCCCGACGTCGAGGAAATGAATCGCGCCGGGCGCGAGGCACCGTATGCGGCGGGCGACCAGGTGGCCGCTGCTGCCTGGCACGCCGATGTGGCGGAGGAACTGCGGCGGCTGGTGAAGGCGGAGGAAGCCGACGAAACGGCCTTGCGCGGCAGCCTGCCGCCGGACAAGCGGACCAAGGTGCAGGCAGCGCTGCGCGAAACGCGCGAACTCTACAACGCCAAGATGGGCGAGTACCGCGATCTGTTCGGCGATGCGGCGCACCTGCAATTCGAGTCGCACGTGCATGGTCTGGAAGAGCCCGCCGCCAAGAAGCCGGTGACGCCGCAGGTGGAAGCGCCGCCCGGCTCCGCCCCGCTGGGGATGAAGACGCCGGAAGCGCCAGCGCCCACACCGGCGCAGCCGCAGTTCGCCAAGAACACCGTCTTCACGCAGGACGCGGTAGCGGCTGCACGCGAGCGGTCGCGCAAGAAGCTGGGCACGCTGCGCACCGGCTTCGATCCGGAGCTGTTCCAGGACTTGGTGACTATCGCCGGGGCCTACATCGAGTCCGGCGTGCGCGAGTTCGCCGCGTTCAGCAAGGCCATGATCGAAGACCTGGGCGAAGGCGTGCGGCCCTATTTGCGCACGGTTTACGATGGGTTACGCTCGTGGCCTGGGCTCGAAACCGTCGGGATGACCCCGGCGGCCGACATCGACGCGGAGGCCGCACGTGCACACATTCAGCCAGCAGGCCCTGGTGAACCTGGGGCGGGAGCACTGGAGAGAATTCCAGCCGAAGCGTTACAAGGCACTCCAGCAGGCGGGGAAGCTGGAGCAGGAACTGCAGGCCGCGGCCAATCTGACGTTGAGCGAAATGGAGAGCAGCCGACAACTGGGGTACACGCAGGAGGAAGCGTGGGAGTTGTCCATGCAGAACCACCTGCTGGTGCCACCGGAGAAGGGCAGCCCGCAGGAGCCGCTGCCGGACAACCCGGCGTACACGTCCCTAGCGGAGGTCAATCGGATGCGGGACCAACCGCCCCCGGCGAGCCCTTCCCGCAAGCCCACAACTTCGTAATCACCGACGAGATCGAACTCGGCAAGGGGGGCCTGGTCCAGAAGTTCAAGGACAACGTAGCCGCCATCCGGCTGTTGAAGCAGATCGAGAGCGAGAACCGCCGCGCTACGCCGAACGAGCAGAAGATCCTGGCCAAGTACGTCGGCTGGGGTGGCCTCAAGCAGGTGTTTCCGCCGCCCGGCGGCAAGCTGGCCAAGGGCTGGGAGGCCCGGGTGGCCGAGGTGCGCGACCTGCTCACCCCGGACGAGCACGAGGCCGCGGCCCGCACCATCCTCGACGCGCACTACACCAGCCGCGAGATCGTCGAGGGCATCTGGGCCATCGCGCAGCGCCTCGGCTTCACCGGCGGTAAAGTGCTAGAACCGTCGATGGGCAGCGGCAACTTCTTCGGCCTGCTGCCGGCGGACCTGCGCAGCACCACCTCGCTCACCGGGGTGGAGCAGGACCACATTACCGCGCGTATCGCCAAGCAGCTGTATCCGGAGGCGGCGGTGCTGGGGCCCGTGGGGTTCCAGGACACCAACATGCGCAACGGCCACTTCAACCTGGCCGTGGGCAATCCGCCGTTCGGCCCGCAAACGCTGTTCGACGAGCACAGCCGCCACCTGCGCGGGTTCTCGCTGCACAACTACTTCTTCGCCAAGGCGATCGACAAGCTCGCCCCCAACGGCATCCTGATCCAGGTGGTGTCGCGCTACCTGATGGATGCGCAGACTTCCACCGCGCGCGAGTACCTGGCGCACCGCACCGAACTGCTCGGGGCCATTCGCCTGCCGTGGACCGCGTTCTACGCCAACGCGAATACGGAAGTCGTTACCGACATCGTCATCCTGCAGAAGCTGCCGAGCGACCAGTGGGGTGGCGCCGACCAGACCTGGACCCAGACCACCGAAGTGCCGGACCCGCTGGGGGGCAAGCCGATCCGGGTGAATGCCTACTTCGCCGCGCATCCGGAAATGATCCTCGGCACCATGGATCGCAGCGGCGAAATGCTGCATGAGAACGACGTCACGGTGCAGCCGCGCAAGAACGAGCCGCTGGCGGTGGGCCTGGCCAACGTCATCGCCACCCTGCCCGAGGACCGCTATACGCGCGGTAAATCAGAGGAAGAGGTGCAGCACGAGGCCACCGCGGCGGTGAACGACGACGGCGTACCCACGGGCGACACCGGCTCCTACCACGAGGCTCACGGCTTCCTGCAGCAGGTGGTGCAGAACGCCGACGGCAGCCTGGGGCTGGTCAAGATCACCGCCGACACGCTGTGGAACGCCGACGCCAAGCCGGAGACCCGGCTCGATCCCAAGACCGGCCAGCGGGTCACGGTGGAGCCGGCCAAATGGGGCGTGGAGCGGCTGGCGCGGGTGCGCGCCATGGTCGCCATCAAGGACACCGACCGCGAGTTGCTGCGGGCCGAGGCGACCGACGCGCCGCTGGCGCGGCTGTCCTACCTGCGGCAGCAACTGAACGAGCAGTACGACGCCTTCGTCGCCCGCTACGGCTACCTCACCGACCAGGCCAACGAGCGGGCCTTCCGCGCCGATCCCGACGCGCCGCTGCTGCTGGCGCTGGAGACCGACTACGACCGCGGAGTCTCGGCCGATCGCGCCAAGACCCTCGGGGTGCCCGCGCGCAAGCCATCGGCCAAGAAGATGCCGATCTTCACCCAGCGGGTGGTGCTGGCGCGGGTGGCCCCCACCACCGCCGCCAACGTGCGCGACGGCGCGGCGGTCTCGCTGAACGAGCGCGGGATGCTGGATCCGGCCTACATCGCCCAACTCACCAGCAAGACCCCCAACGCGGTGATCGCCGAGTTGACCGACGGTGAAAAGCCGATCGCCTTTTTCGATCCGATCCAGCAGACCTACGAGCCGGCGGCGGAATACCTCTCGGGCAATGTGAAGCGCAAGTACGCCGAGGCGCTGCAGGCGGGGCTGACCAAGAACGCGGACGCGCTGCGGGCGGTGTTCCCGGCCGATCTCAAGGCCGGCGAGATCGCGGCGCGGCTGGGCTCGCCGTGGATCGAGACCGCGGCCTACGAGGGCTTTGCGCAGCACCTGTTCGGACCCACCACCGAGGTGCGGGTGGGCTACCTGCCCGGTACCGGCGGCTTCGCGCTGGCGCTGGCCGGGGGCGACAAGGCGCTGCGCGAGACCCGCTGGGGCGTCAACCACGTGGCGCTGCTCGACGCCAACGGCCAGGAAAGCGGCGCCTTTGCCGACGGCCGCGACGGCGACGACCTGCTCTCGCGCGTGCTCAACAACAAGGATCTCACCGTCTACCACACCGACCAGGACGGCAACCGCTACTCGCACCCGGAGGTGACGCAGGCCCTCGCTGACCGCGCCGACGAAATGCGGCAGGAATTCGAGCTGTGGATCTTCAAGGATCTGGAGCGGCGCGAGCGTCTGGTGCAGCACTACAACGACAACTACAACACCAACGTCAAGCCGGTTTACGACGGGTCCTACCTCACCTTCCCGGGCAAGGTGCCGGACACGGTGATCCGCTTCCGCAAGCACCAGAACGACGCGGTCGCCCGCATCATCCGCACCGGCAAGATCCTGCTCGATCACGTGGTGGGCGCGGGCAAGACCTACACCATCATCGCCGCCGCCATGGAACAGCGCCGCCTCGGCCTCAAGAACAAGCCGCTGGTGGTGGTGCCGAATCATCTGGTCAAGCAGTGGGCGTCGTCGTGGTATCGGCTGTATCCGGCAGCCAAGATCCTGGCCATGCGCAAGGAGGATTTCTCCAAGGTCAACCGGCAGCGGATGCTGGCGCGCATTGCCTCCGGCAACTGGGACGGCGTGATCTTCGGCCATTCGTCGTTCGGCTTCATGGCCAACGATCGCTCGCTGGTGCTGGCCGAAATGAGCAAGCAGGTGGAGCAGATCCAGGAGGCCATCCGCGCCGCCCGCGAAGTCGAGGGCGCGCGCTCGCAGACCGCCCGGCAATACCAGCGGCAGAAGGAGCGCCTCGAGCAGAAGATGCGCGAGCTGGCGTCGAAGCCGCAGGACAAGCTCTTGACCTTCCAGGAGCTGGGCGTCGACATGCTGTACCTGGACGAGTCGCAGGAATTCAAAAACCTCTTCTTCACCACCCAGCGCCGCAACGTCGGCGGCTTCGGCAACCCCACCGGCAGCAAGAAGGCCTTTGACCTGTTTATCAAGGGTCAATGGCTGCAGAACACCTACAACGGCGGCGGGCTGGCCTTCGCCAGCGGCACCCCGGTCAGCAACAGCCTGACCGAGCTCTACACCCTGCAGCGCTACCTCGGCCTCACCGAACTGGAGAACCGGGGGCTGCTCTCGCTCGACGCCTGGCTCAACACCTTCGGCGTGGTGGAGTCGGAGTACGAGTCCAACGTCACTGGCACCCGCTACAAGCGCAAGGATCGGCTGCGCCGGCTGACCAACGTGCCGGAAGCGCAGCAGATGTATCACGCCTTCGCCGACGCGGTGACGATGGACACCATCAAGGCCAACTTCCGCGCCGATCACAACGGGGCCGAGTTTCCGATCCCCAAGGTCAAGGGCGGCAAGCCGCGGCAGAACGTGGTGGTGCCGGCCTCGTGGCTGCAGCGGTCCTACTCCGCCGGGCTGCAGCTGCGCATGGAGAGCCTGCGCCGCGGCGGTACCGACAACGCGCTGGCCATCCTCACCGACGGGCGCAAGGCGGCGCTCGACATCCGCCTGGTGGACCCGAGCGCGCCCGACAACCCGACCGGCAAGAGCAACACCGCCGTGGGCGAGATCAAGCGCATCTACGAGGCCAATACCTACCGTAAAGGCACGCAGTTGGTGTTCCTCGATCTCTCCATGCCCTTGAAGCAGGGCGTGAAGGCGGCCGAGGGCTACTTGAAGGAAGGGCGCGAGTTGCTGCCGCTGGGCGTTACCGTGCCCGCCGTGGGGACCATGACCAGCCAGTGGCAGCAACTGCACGCGGCGCTGGTGGATCACCTGGAGAACCTGGACGAGGACCAGGCGCCGAACGCGATCGAGCAGCTGGAGGCCTTCCTCGCGCAGTCCACCGACATCGGCGCGGCGATGACCACGGTGGACAGCAAGTTCTCGGTCTACGACGACATGAAGGCGAAGATGATCGCCGCCGGCATTCCGGCCAACGAGATCGCCTTCATCCACGACGCCAACACCGAGCAGCAGAAGCAGGATCTATTTGATCGAGTAAATGCCGGCAGCGTGCGGGTGCTGATGGGCTCGACCATGAAGATGGGGGCCGGCACCAACGTGCAGCAGAAGGCGGTGGCGCTGCATCACATCGACGTGCCGTGGCGGCCGTCCGACATCGAGCAGCGCGAGGGCCGCGTCATCCGGCAAGGCAACGAGTTTCGCCAGGCCGATCCCAATTTCGAGGTGGAGATCCTCGCCTACGCCACCGAGGGCACCTCGGACGTCTTCTTCTGGCAGACGCAGGAGCAGAAGCTCAACGCCATCAACAGCCTTCGCAACGCTTCCGGCGAGCGCGAACTGGAGGAAGTGTCCAGCGACACCATGAGCGCGGCGGAAATGAAGGCGCTGGCCTCGGGCAATCCGCTGATCCTGGAGGACGTGAGCCTGACCGAGAAGGTGCGCAAGCTGTCCGCGCAGCAGCGCCGGTTTACTTCCGAGCAACAGGACCTGGAATCGCAGGCAGCGCGCTACGAGCGCCAGATCGCCGGGCTGCCGGCGCTGATCGAGGAACAGAAGGACGTAGCCGCCAAGGCCGACGCCTACCACGCCGATCCGTTCGCCGGGGTAACGCGGAAGACGGTCGAGGTCGACGGCCAGCAGCTGAATGCGACCCAAGCCGGGGCGCACATCCGCGAGGTGGCCGAAGCAGCGAAAGCGGTAGCCAAGGCCACCGACGAGCCGCGCGACGAGCGCCTGAAGACGCTGCGCGCGCAGGCGGTCGAGCTGTCTGCGCAGGGGAAAAAGAACACCCCGGAATACCAGGCGATCGAGACCGAGTTCAAGGCCCTGTTGGCGGCACCCGACACCAAGCCGGTGCTGAAGATCACGGTGGCCGGCAAGACCTACATCAACGAGAACGGCGCGGTAACCGCGGTGGAGCGCGAGGTGGGCGACATCCACGCCTTCCGCTTCGTCGGCGCCGACGGCCACGAATACATCCGGCGGGAGGAACTGGAGGCGGCCCTCAAGCGGACCCTGGCGGCGCAAATGGGGCAGCCGGAGGCGGAGCAACTCGGCACCCTCGGCGGCCTTCCCGTGACGCTGCAGTGGACCCAGGGCCGCTACGGGGTTGGGTTCGAGGTCAGCCTCGGTACCGAGAGCCGCTTCCTGGAAGAGCGCGCCGCCACCCAGTTCATGCAGGCCGAGCGGGTCGATGGCGTGAAGGTCGTCAGCGCCATGATGCGGCTGCTGCGGGACGCGCCGGTGGTCCTGCACGAGACCCAGACGGCGCTCAAGGCGGCGCAAACCGGCCTCGCGCCGGTGCAGGCGCAGCTGGGCAAGACCTGGGGCAAGGAGGGCGAGCTGGCGGCGGCGCGGGCGCGCCTGACCGAGGTGCGGCTGCTGCTGTCCGGCGCTACGCCCACCGCGGCGGCGCCCTACGAGGGCCCCATGAGCTATCGCGGGGTGCAGATCGCCGGCCCCTATCAGGTGCCGCCCGGTGGAATGCGCTACTCCCTCGGCGGGGCCGCCGGCCAGTCGCTGAATACCAAGGCGGCGGTGGAGGCGGCGATCGCGGCGGTGGTGGCGAAGTGGCGCAACGCGCCGCGGCTGACTGTGGTGCAGTCGGTGGCGGAACTGCCGCCCTCCCCCGACGGCAAGCCGTACCCGCTGACCCTGCGCGGCGTCTACTTCGGCGGCCACGTGTTCCTGGTGGCCGACAACATCCTGCCGGGGCGGGAGCAGTTCGTGGCCTCGCACGAGGCGCTGGGCCACTTTGGGCTGCAAGGCTTGCTGGGCGATCAACTGCAGCCGCTGATGGAGCAGATCTACCGCAGCAACCCGAAGGCCAAGGCGGCGGTCGATCGCATGATCGCCGAGGTCAAGGCCAAGTATCCGGGGCTGCATTACGACATCGCGCGGGCGACCGAGGAATACCTGGCGGATTTGGCCGAGGCCGGGCGGCTGACCGAGGTCAAGGGCTGGCGGCTGCTGGTGGCGGCGATCCGCAAGGCCTTGCGCGCGATCGGCTTCACCGTCGAGTTCTCCGACAACGACATCGTGGCGCTGCTGGCGAATGCCCGCCGCTACGTCGAGCAGGGGGCGCGGCAGCCGCAGGTGCAGGGCCAGTTGGAGCCGGCGCTGTCGACCACGGGCCAGGCGGCCCCGCTGTGGTATTCGGCGCTGGCCGAGGCGGTGGCAGGGGCGAAGCAGACGCTGGCGCCTTCCGCCATGTGGCAGGGGCTTCTCAAAAACCTGCCCGGGGTGAAGAAGGAAGAGGTGGAGTGGTCGGGCCTGCGCGAGTGGCTGCAGCTGCAGCAGGGCAAGGTGAGCAAGGACGAGATCATGGCCTTCCTCAAGGCCAACGGGGTGCAGGTGGAAGAGCGGGTGTATGGAGCGCCAGAGGCGGGCGGGCCGGCGCTGCAGGAGGAACGCGAAACGCTGGAAGAGGAACTGGGGCGGCACGGCTTCCAGGTGGGCTATACGCAGAGCGGGCGCCTCGACACCCTCACCCGCGACGACCAGACCTGGGCGCAGAACCACGACAACGACAACTGGGTGGCGCTGGATCCGGCGACCGGCGATGTGATGGAGAACGGGCCGTCGCTGCCGGCCGACGCCGAAATGGCGGCCATGGCCCTGCAGCGCGTCACCGATCCCGGCTATGAGCCGGGGCAGCTGCGCGCCGCCCAGTTCAGTGGCTGGAAGCCGGTGAAGCAGGGCGGCCAGAACTACCGCGAACTGGTGCTGACCCTGCCGTTGCACCAGCCGTCACTGGCGCTGGACGTGTTCAAGGCCAAGCTGGCGGCGAAGTACGGCATCGAGGGGGACGAGGACAGCCCCGCCAGCGGCCTCATGTCACAGGCCGATCGCTTCGAGCTGCAGCGGCTGCAGGCCGAGGCCAGGAAGCAGGAGGCCCGCAACTACAAGGGCGGCCACTTCAAGGCCTCGCCCAACTCACTCCTGCATATCCGCTTCGACGAGCGCACCGACGCCGAGGGCAAGCGGGTGCTGTTCATCCAGGAGCTGCAGTCGGACTGGGGGCAGAAGGGCGGCCAGTTCGGGTTTGCCGACGATCGCGCCGAACAAGCCATGGCGGCGTATGAGGCCCGCCGCAATGCGCTGCAGGCGCGCTACGACGACCTGGTGGCGCAGTGGAACGCGGTCCCCTTCGGCGGGGTGGGCATCACCACGGAGGTGCGGCAGCAGCGCAACGAGCAGCGCGCGGCACTGATGGATCAGCGTTCCGCCGCGCACCGGGACCTGATGGCGCTGTACCAGGAGCGCCCCCCGACCCGCAGCCACTACAGCACCATCCCGGCCGCCCCCTTCGTGGCCAAGCGCGAGTACGCGGTGTTCACCAAGAACGCGGAGGGGGTGGAAGAGGAAGTCACCCGCACCCTCAAGACCGAGGGCAAGGAGGACCAGCAGGTTGCGCAGCGCTACGGCACGCTGGAAGAGGCGCAGGCCGCCGCCAAGAAAGTGGAGGGCGGCGAGGCGCGCGACGTCGGCTACGGCGAGAACACGCCGGCGTGGGTGGGGCTGGGGCTGAAGCGGATCATCCGCTGGGCCGCCGATCACGGTTTCGACCGCATCGCCTGGGCCACCGGCGACCAGCAGGTGGCGGCCTACCCGGGGCTGGAGAAGCACATCGACAAGTTGGACGTCACCGCCGAGCCGCGCACCTATGGCGGCAAGATCTGGCGCGTCAAGGGGCTGAATCCGGCCGGCGAGGACGTGGTCCACATCACCGCCTACGACGAGAAGCAACTGCAGAAGGCGATCGGCAAGGAACTGGCCGCGCGCGTTCTCCGCGACACCGCCCACGCTGCCACTGCCAACTACCGCAACCTCGACACCAAGATCGGCGGCGAGGGGATGCGCACCTACTACGACCGGGTGCTCCCCAACATCGCCAACGATGTGTTGAAGAAGCTGGGCGGCGAGCGGGTGCGGGCGCTCACCGGGGTGATCGACCCCAAGACCGCCACCTATGACGGGCCGGTGGGCCAGGACTTGCTGAACCAGTTGCGCGACATCGTCCGCGGCGGGCACCCGAGCCAGGTGGGGCAGACCGAGGCACAGATCGCGCCGGTGCGGGCGGCGGCGCGGGCGGTGCAGACCGCCTACTACGGCACCGCCAGCACCCGCGAGGCGATGGAGGCCCACGCCACCCCGGAACTGCTGGCGGCGGTGGGCGGCACCCTCACCAAGGCGGATCCCAGCGGACTCCAGCCCGGCTTCGACGTCACCCCGGCGCTGCGGGCGAAGGCGCTACAGGGAATGCCGATGTTCTCCCTGGCGCAGCAGGCCACGGCGGCCTTCCGCCGCTGGTTCGGCAACAGCCAGGTGGTGACCGACCGCGGCGCTCCCATGCGGGTGTTCCACGCCACCAGCGCCACCCGCGACTACGTCATCTTCCGCCGCTTCGCCCACTTCGGCACGGTGGAGCAGGCCAACTTCCGCAGCGCCTACGAGCCGCTGGTGCTGCCCTACCAGAACCGGCAGGCGCAAGGGCCCAAGCGCACCATCCCGGTGTACCTGTCGATCCAGAACGCGCTCAAGATCGACGACACCGGCGAGCAGCACGACGTGCAGTTGCTGACCGACCTGGCCCGCGACGCGGGCGGCATCAGCGACGAGCAGTGGCTGTGGATCCGCGGCCGCTCGCTCGACCGCCAGCTCGAGCGGCTGTCGGAGCGCGATCGCGGCGACCGCCTGATCGCGGCGCTGAAGAAAAACGGCTTCGACGGCTTCTACTACGAGAACGACGTCGAGGGCAGCGGCCTCTCCTGGATCGCGCTGGAGCCGTGGCAGGTGAAGAGCGCCATCCACAGCGGCTTCTCGCTGGAGCACCCGGCCTACAACGCCTCGCTGTCCGACATCGCCGAGGCCGCCACCAACCTGGTGACCGACCTGCTGCGGGGCAATCCGCGCAAGTTCAACCGCCTGCTGACGCCGCTCAATACCCCCTTCCATCTGGCGCAGAAGCACCCCGGCTACCGCCGCGCCTACGAGGCGGTGCAGGCCTACCTGCGCGACGTCACCGCCTTCGCCAGCGCCGCCGCCGACCACGCCACCAGCATCCTGCCCAAGCTGGGCTGGCGCAGCACCCGGGCACCGAAGGAGGACCTGGCCGCCGCCGGACACGCCCTGTTCGCCGCCACCCTGGCCGACCTGCGGCCAACGCTGCCGCAGCTGCTGGCGGGCTTCACCGCCAACGTGCAGTACGGCACCACCATCGGCCCCATCACGGTGCCGCCGCTGACCCGCGCGCAGGCGGTGCTGTTCGGCCAGGCGCGGCAGGCGATCGACCGCTCGCTGGATCAAGTGGCGATGAGCGAGATCCACCAGATCGCCAAGGGCTACCGCATCGCGCGGACGCTGCGCGACGCCAAGGCCGATCCGGCGCGCGGGCCGCAGATGGTGATCCAGGTGCTGCAGGCCAAGCTGGCCACCCTGCAGCCGGGCACCCCCGAACACACCGAGCTCGACAACGCCATCGCCGCCATCGAGCAGGTGGCCGAGCGCACCACCAACCTGCAGGACCGCGGCTACGCCCCGCTGATGCGCTACGGCGAGTACACGCTGAAAGTGGAGCAGGTGATCAACCAGGTGCCGACGCTGCTGTTCTACGGCATGTTCGAGAGCAAGGTCGCCATGTACGCGATGGAGCGCAAGATGAAAGCGCTCCATCCGCAGGCGCTGACCACCGTCGGCACCCTCGATACCGAGTCGTTCAAGCTGTTGCGCGGGCTCAATCTGTCGGCGATCGAGAGCTTCGCCAACATCGTCGGCTTGAGCCGGGATCAAGCCTTCCAGGCCTACTTCCGCAACGCGGTGGCCAACCGCTCGGCCCTCAAACACCTGCTGCACCGCCACGGCGTGGCGGGGTACAGCGAAGATCTCTCCCGCGTGCTGGCCTCGTTCATTACCAGCAGCGCCCGGCTGGCGTCGAAGAACTACCACTTCACCGACATCAACGAGGCGGTCAACGCCATTACCGACGGTGATGTGAAGGGCACGGCCTCCAAGCTGGCCGAGTACGTGAAGAACCCGATGGAAGAGCTGCCGGTGATCCGCGGCCTGTTGTTCGTCAACTTCATTGGCGGCTCGGCGGCGGCGGCGCTGACCAACCTGACGCAGACGCCGATGCAGACGCTGCCGCTGATCTCGCAGTACCAGGGCGGCGGCTTCCTCAATGCTGCTGCGCCGACCAAGGCGATGGCCGCTGTGCTCGCCGCCATGCGCCTGCCCACGCCGGCAGTGGGCACGCCGCTGGCGCTGGCGCTGGACCAGGCGGCGCACGAGGGCATCACCGAACCGCAGGAGGTGCACCAGCTGTACGCCGAGAGCATCCGCGGGATCGGCAAGAACCTGGCGCTGCGCAAGGCGCTGCGGGCGTGGGGCGCCATGTTCGCGGCGGCGGAGAGCTACAACCGCAAGGTGGCCTTCATCGCCGCCTTCAAGACTGCCGAGGCGCGCGGCATGGCCGCCATCAACGCCGCCAGCCGGCGCGGGGTGCAGACCTTCGCCAACCCCTACGAGTTCGCCCGCTACGTGGTCGACGCCACCCAGGGCGTCTACAACCGCGGCAACCGGCCGCAGCTGGGCCGCACCGCCGTCGGCGCGACGGTGATGACCTTCAAGCAGTTCGTCATCAGCTACCTTGAGTTTGTGAGCCGTTTGCCGGCGCGCGAGAAGACCATCGCGCTATCGCTGTTGATCCTGGCGGCGGGACTGCAAGGCCTGCCCGGCGCGGACGACCTCGAGGACCTGTGGGACACCATCGCGCAGATGCTGGGCTACAACGCCAACAGCAAGAAGTGGCTGCGCGAGAAGGCGGTGGAGTTGCTGGGCGAGCAGTGGGGCGGGCTGTTGACCCACGGCGTATCGCAGCACCTGCCGTTCGACATCCAGGCGCGCATGAGCTTCTCCAACCTGCTCCCCGGCACGGCGGCGTTCAAGCCGTCGGACGCCACCCACAAGGCCTCCGAGGTAGCGGAGGTGTTCGGCCCGGTCGGCGGCTTCGCCAAGCAGATCGCCTCCGGGGCCGAGGCGCTGGCCTCGGGCAACTGGCAGGGCGCCGGCACCGCTGCGCTGCCGAAGGCGATTGCCGACTGGGTCAAGGGCGTGGATATGTGGCGCAGCGGGATCTACAAGGACATCCGCGGCAAGAAGGTAATCGCGGTGGACAAGCTCGACGCCGCGCTCAAGTTCATTGGGGTGCAGCCGTCGGTGGTAGCGCAGGAGCAGCTGAAGCGCAGCGATCTGCAGCAGTCGATCGACTTCACCAAGAGCACCGAAACCCGGATCGTCAGCGACTGGGCCCGCGCGATCGTCGACAAGGACGAGGCCGGGATCAAGGCCGCAGTCAACGCGCTGCATTCGTGGAACCTCAAGAATCCGGAGTGGCCGATCCGCATTACGCCGAACCAGGTGAAGCAGCAGGCCTATGATCTGCTGCGGGATAGCACCCAGCGGTTGATGCGGCAGACGCCGAAGGATCTTCGGCCCCAAGCGCAGCGTGAGCTGCGGTAACCGGAAGGAGGCAGCATGGATCTACTCGGGTTGTTGATCACCCTCGTTATCCTCGGGCTCATTTTCGCGGTGCTGTGGTGGGGCGTCACCAAGCTCACGCCGCTGCTGCCGCCGCCGTTTGGCGTCGTCATTCAAGTGATCTTCGTGCTGGTGGTGGTGGTCGTGCTGATCTCGCTGCTGCTGGGCCACATTCCGACGGTGAGGCTGGGGCGCTGATGGACAACCAGCACCGCCAGATCAAGGGCTACCGCGAGCTGAACGCGGAAGAGATCGCGCTGATGAATCAGGTGAAGTCGCTAGGGGAGCCGCTGCAGGACGTGCTGCTGATGCTGCGCAATCAGGGAATGGTGGACCAGCGTTGGGTGTCGATCGGCGAGACCCACCTGCAGCAGGGCCTCATGGCGCTCACGCGCGCGATTGCGAAACCTGGATTCTTCTGATGATTCGGGAAATCCCACGGCCACCGTTGGGAGTGGTGGCCGTGGTCGGGCTCATTGTGCTGCTGATCTGCCTCGCGCTGGTGTGGGCGGCGTGGTGATCAGCGGAACACGGCCACGAAAGCGCGGATCCATGCGTCGTTGATGACCCATGGGCACGGCAGCACGGTCGCCGCTGCCGCGGTGGTCGCCGCCGAAAGCGTTACCGCCGCCACGAGGGCACGCTGCCACAGCAGGTTGAGCATGGCCGCGTGCTCGACGGCTTCCGGCGATTCGGTTACAGGCGTGAAGGTGATGCTAGGCATGGCGCTTCCTCCGGATGAAGGCCAGCAGCAGGAAACCTGCGCCGACCAGTGCGATGGAGCCCGGTTCCGGCGCCGCGAAGGCGAAGGTGCCGGGCAGGTAGGCCCATTCCTCAAAACCATCGGCGGCGTCCGCGCCGGGCGTGGTGCCGCCGGCATCGCCGAACGCGCTGGAGAACAGGATGCGGCTATCCGCTGCCAGCCCGATGAAGGCCGACGTCGGGATCAGCACCCGCAAGTCATAGCCGAGTCCCGACCCGGCAAACAAGTTGTAGTCCAGCATCAAGGTGTTCTGCGGCCCGAGGGCATAGACAAGCTGCAGGTTGGGCAACAGATCGAGGTCCGCGAGGCTGGTGACGTTGGTGTTGTTGAGCATGAACGGCGCGGTCTCCCCCGACGTGCCGCTGCGGCCCCAGATCCGCAGCGTATCCAGCGACAGCAGGCTGTTGGTCCCCCCGTTCGGCTCGTTGATGTCGAGGAAGAAGGCGAAGTAGTCGATCCCCGCCAGCGTGATGGTGCCCAACTGATTGAGTTGGAAGGTGGTGGTGAAGGTGTTGGTGTTGTCGCGCTTGTCGTCCAGCGGCAGGGTGTTGACGGTAGGGTCGTCGGTGGACACGCCCCCTTCCGTGCCGTTTTGCTGCAGGCTCAAGAACGGGGTGATGACCCCGCTGCCGATGTTGCTCAAGTTACTGGGGTTCTGGAACAGCGCCCCGCCGGCCGTGGTGTCGGTAGCGAAGGTGCAGGTGCCGCCGACCAGGAACAGGTTGCAGGTGGATCCGGCGAAGGCCGGTGCGGCGAGGATGGCCAGCGCCGCGGCGAGCAATAGACGTTTCATGGTGATCTCCCTTGGGTTGGTGTTGCCTGCAGAGGGCAAGCACGGAATGCACCAAATTGTAATCCGGTGAAAAAACAAGGGCCCCCGCAGGAGCCCGTTGAGCGACTGTAAACCCTGCCGTCAATGGCCGCGGGTATTGTCGGTTGGCATGGCGTGGAAGTTCTCCGCGCTGGGCAGATCGAAGCCGGAGTCCAAGAGGTACTTGAGGATGGCCTGCTCGTCCTCGCCGTAGACAATCGAGATCGTTGGCAGGCCCGCCATGCCGTGCTTGAGGATCGGGTGGCCCTGCTGCAGCAACTCGAGGTTGCGGCGGGAGAGCCCGAGGATGATGGCGCCAGTGGTGGAGAGGCAGATGATCATGTTGGCTGCGGCCCTACGGTGCCGCGGATCTCGGCGGTGACGTTGCCGGCCGGATCCTGCTTGTAGGCCGCGCCCTGGCGGGCGGAGCCGAAGATAGCGCCACCCTCCATGAACACGCCGACGATGGGGATGCAGGACTCGTCGGGGTGGATCTCGCAGATCTCGCCGTTCTGCAGCACCACGGCGAGCCCGCGCATGTCCTTGAGCATCAGGTAGGGGGCGGAGCGCACGCTGCAGCCGAAGGTGTCGCCCGGGTGCAGCTGCGAGAAGGGAACAGGGGTGCGTAGCATGACTTGCATTTCAAGCCTCCAGTTTGCGACAGCGGATGCAGATCCGCAGCCGGTCGTTGCGGCGATGGCGCCAGCGGTGCCAGCCGAGCCAGCACAGCACGCGAAGTAGTTTCATTGGTTCCAGCACTCGGGATCGGCACACGGCGGGCCGCCATGATTGCCGTCACACTTGTCTTGCGCCGCCTTGGGCGCGAGGGCGCGTTCGCAGCGGTCAGCTACCTCTTCCGCAAGGTCTGGTGCACCGTTGCCATACTGATAGCTCCGCAGTGCATGGATAGCCGCTTGCAGCGCCGCCGCTACCTCTCCCTGCGCGGCCTCGGCGGGAGCGGCATCGCGACGGTTCCATTTGGCGATTGCCTCGTCCTCTGACCGACCGAGAACAGACCATCCGCATCCACCGCCCCCACCTTCAGTACACACCGCATTCCACAGCGTCCGTTCGCGGTTGACCGGATAGACGAAATCGTTATCCAACTCGAATTCGTTTGGCGGCGCTCCCGGAACATGACCACAACCGGGGCATGGGAGCGGGCACACCTTCGTTGGGTCGGTCATGTAGTCAGCTTCCATAGTCCGATATTCGATAGTGCATACCCGCCGTAAACGATCGCCAGCGGCCATTCGCCCTTGATCCCCTGCATGATGGAAACGTAGCCGTAGATCAGGCCCACGAGGGCGATCAGCCAGCTATTCATCTTCTACGAGGCGCCAATTCATAACCTGGCCGCCCTCGATCCAGCGCCCGTACAGATGCAGCTCGCAGTAGTCCCACGGCCGCCGCGTCCTCCCGAATCCACGCATCAGCGTGGCGACCGCTGGCCGCTTGCAACTATAGCGGTCGAGGATCCAGCGGCAGCGTCCCGCACCGATGGGCGGATGGATCCATTCCTTGCCCGAGACCATTACTTCGTAGTGATAGCCGGGGGCGCTGCGGGGCGGTTCAGGCCGCGTAAACGGGTTCGCACTCACGGCTGCAGCTTCACGATGTCGTCCAGCAGCTGCATGAGCGGCGCGGGCACGATCAGTTGATCGTGGGGGCCGAAGGCCTGCACCCGGATGCGCTTGAGCGCCGCCAGCTGCTGCAGCACCACCAGCATGGCGTCGCGCTGCGGCGTGACCTTGGCCAGCTCGGTGCGCGCGAGGCCCAGTGCGGCCTGCAGCAAGGCCTCGCGCTCGGTAGCCGGCTTGGCGAACAGCCGCACGTCCTCGCGGCCCTCCCGATCAAACTCCTGTGTGCTGCTCATGGCAGCGGCAGCAGCGGCATGAAGCGATCGACGTAGCGCAGCAGCATCGCCTGCGCGGCCGGCCCCTCCTTGTCGGCCATTTCCTGCAGGTAGGGCATCCCGGTGCGGATGGATTCCTCCACCTGGGCCCGCGTGGCGGGCTTGCCCTCGGCGAACCACTCGACGTTGCAGGGCGCCCCCATTTCGATGATGCGGCCGTTGTCGACCTTGTGCACCTGGTAGCTCTGCGTGGTCCACAGCAGCGTCACGCCCGGGTTGCGGGTGATGGCGGTGCCGCCGATCACGTGGTTCTCGGTCACCTTGGCCTTGTGATGCTTCACCTCTTCCGGCAGCCCCGCCTCGCGCCGCACCGCCTTCGGCAGGGTGAGGAAGGGGCAGGCCAGGGCCGCGTACTCCGCGCAGTCGTGATGGCTGGGCGGCTCGGCCGAGGTGCGGTTGATGCCGCACATGGGCCCGGCGACGAAGGTCATAAACGCCCCCATGCGCTCGCCGCACAGCCAGCACAGGCGATCGCGCACCGCCCGGACCCACTTGTGGCCGTCCATGATGCGGAAGTCGCGGGAGCCGTCGGGCAGCGTTTCCACGAACCAGGGGATGGGGTAGCCCTTGTCGTTGAGCGGCAGCGAACGCATCCGCGGCGGGCGCTCGGGCAGGCCTTCACGGTAGGCGGTCATGGCTTCCCCCCCTTCTTCCCTGCCCCGGCCACCAGTTCCTTCTTCACGAACCCCAGCGCATCCATCATCCCGCCCACGTAGACGCAGTAGATGACGCTCTGCTGGTTCTCGGTCAGGCGCGAGAACGGGATCGCCGGGTGGGCCTTGGCGTAGGCGGAGCGCGCCGCTTGCTTGCCTTCCTCGGCCAGCTCGCCCGCCTCGCTGATCACGAAATTGTCGGTGAGGCCGCTCATTCCATGGCCTCCACCTTGTTGCGGTAGATCGCCTGCAGGGTGTCCTTGCGCGGGCCCGGGACCAGCGGCTGGATGTGGAGGCTGGCGAACAGCTGCGCCTCTTCCTTGGTCTTGGCGTCGCTGATGCCGGCGATGATCTGCTCGTCGGTCAGTGGATCGGGGGCCGAATTCTTCTCCGTAACACTATTGGTCGCCGTCGCTGTCGCGGTCTCCGCCACTGACGCATTTTTCTCCGTCACTTCCGCCCCGTGGAGGCCCGCTTCTTGCCCGGCGTTGAACACCCGATCCTTGGCCACCTTGTACGCGGCCCGAATCTTGGCCTTGTCCGGAATGCTGGCGTCGCGCATGGCGGTCGCCTTCTGGTAGGCAGCGTCGAGCCCGGCGACGTCCTGCACCCCCTCGAACTCGGCGATCATGGTCAGCGTGGCCGGCAACGGGGCCAGGTGCTGCTTCATCTTGTCGGTGGCGTTGGCCGAGGCCGCGATCGGCTCGCGCGGCAGGGTCTCGCCCTGGGCGGTGACGTCGACCTCCATGTCGCGCAATTCCTCGGCCGGCGGGAGGCCGCGCAGGATGTCGGCTGCCGCGTCGCGCGCGGCGAACCAGAACGCACGCCACGCCATCTGGCGGAAGGGATAGCTGCGCCAGGGGCCTTCCTTGTCCCACAGCTTGGCGCGCACCGCGTCTTGCTTGCTGAACGTCCGCGTCACCGGCGGCCGTCCGGGGCGCCCAATGGTGCATTGGGCATAGCCAGCGCGCTCCACCGCGGCGGTGTCCATTTCCACGATGGTGCAGCCGTGCTTGAGCAACAGCGCCTTGCCCCCATCCCCGTACAGGCCCGGCTTGCCGTTGATCACGGCGATCGACTGCAGCGACTGCACCGGCTTCAGACCCAATTCAAAGCCCATGGTCATGGCCACGTACACGTTGCCCGGCTTGCCCAGGTAATCCTTCGGCACCATGGTCGACTCGGCCAGCATCCGCGCCAACTCCATCGCCTCCCCGTTGTTCTTCGGCATGAAGTCGTAGGGACTCTCGGCCACTGCTGGCAGCTGCTTCTGTTCCATCGGCACTACGTTGGTGTTCTCGTCCATCGCTAGTCCTCGTCAATGCTGAATCCCCGGGCCCGCGCCCAGGCTTCCAGCTTCTCGTTGTCGAAAATATCCTCCGGCTGCGCGGTGTCGTTGAGGTACTCCTTCACCGACTCGAACAGTGTCTCGGGCTCGCCCACCAGGGCTTGAAACAGCCCCACTCCCAATTCGCTAGGCGTCATTGCTGCTGTCCTTCGCTTTGTAACGAAACTCCATATGCTCGTCGGGTTCCACCGTGTAGCCCTTGCGCTTCACCATCTTGCGCACAAATTCGCCGGCCACGCCGGGGATGCGCATCACCGCGGCCTCGCCCATGAAGCGCTCCAGATGGGCCTTCGCCACTTCCTCCGTCTTCGTGTACTCCAGCCGCAGCTTGGCCGAATCGCGCATGATGGCGATCCACGGGGTGAGCGAAACGTCGCCTTCGATGATCTCGCCATTGGTGCCGGGATAGACCCGCTTGATGACGTCGAGCGCGCGCGGACTGGCGGCGTCGATCTCGGGCGGCACCCCATTGATAACCGCCTCGTGGAAGTCGTGGGTGCTGGAAATGATGAGCTCGTCCATTTCACGATCTCGCACCACTTCGTAAAACCGCAGATCACCGCCGCCGAAATAGCCGGCCACGGTCCACACCGGGTAATTCTTCACGAGCATGTAGGTGTGCGGCTGCGGGAGGTAATGCTGCGGGATCTCGTCGGTCCCCTGCTCGCCCCAGCCCTTCCACGCGCGCGGTCCCACGTTTTTGATTTCGAGGCCGCGCTCCAGGCCGACGAAGTCGCGGTCAATGTGCACCGTCAACCAATCGTATTTGGGATGCACCAGGGTCAGGTTGCAACGGCGCAGCTTGACCTCGGTACCCCACTTCCGCGTCAGGCGGCGGGCCACCAACTCGGCGATCGGGGTCTCCATGATGTTGCCGGCCTCGACGTTGTCGTTGGTCTCTAGGTCGGGAATCGGCAGTTCGCCCCGTTTTTCGTGATACAGCTCGCGTGCGCTTTTCCACGGATTGAGCCCGAGGATCGTCGCTACATCGGAGCCGCCGATCTTGCGGGCGGCCAGTTGCTCTTTGGTCAATGCCATCAGTGCGCTCCTTGTGGGGGTTCGTCGTCCTCGTTGCGAATGGTCTCGATCATGGCCTCGACCTGGGCGATACGGATCTCGTCGCCCTCCGGGCCCATGCGGGCCGCGTGTTCGGCGTACAGGGTGGAGGCGGCGATGAAGCACAGGCACGCACCCGCGTCGGTGTCGTAGCCGAAGGCTTTTTCCAGGACGTCCTTCAACTGCTCGCTCACCGCGTTCAGCTTGGCGGGGTCGAAGGCATCGAGGAAACCCTCCACCTTTGCAATGTCTCGGGCTCGCATCAGTGCACTCCTGTCGGCGGCGGTTCCAGCTGCTGTAGGGTCACCTGCTCGCAGTAGTGTTCGTAGTGCAGCTCGAGCTTGCGTTCGGCCCCGGCGAAGATCTCCGCGTCGGCGTCCCCGGTCTTGGTGCGGCAGCAGGCCAGGTGCTGCGCGGTGCAGTGCACCAGCACCATCAGCACCCGTACCGGATCGTCCGCGTGCAGCTGCATCAGGTGCTGCCGCAGCGCCTCGGCCTCGCTGACCGCGGCCTGCTCCATGGCCTCGTACTCGCTCATGGGAACGGCGCCCCCTTCGGCTTGCGCACGCGCTTCTTGGCGACCGCGATGTCGCAGGAGACCACCTGCGGATCGGCGCCCATGCCGTTGATGTGCACCGTGGCCACCGCGGCCTCGTCGTCCTGCAGACGGTTCGCCACGTAGGCCACGCAAGCGGCCTCGATCTGGCCCTGCGTCAGCGTAAATCCCACCCGTTTCTCCATCACCATCGTCATCCTCCCAAAATTGGTTCGGCCAAGGCGGCGTCCCTCACGGTCTTGAGCACGGCTTGCATGGTTTCGATTTCGTGCTCGGCTTGCTCTGTGGTCATCTTGCCGCGGCTCACCCAGCGCGCGTACACCCGGCGGCGGTAGGTCAGCTCGCGCTCGACGCACTTCACCTGCTCTTGTAGGGTCTTCATTGCACCAGCTCCCCGGCGCGGGCCAACACCCGGCCCGGCCCCAGCGTGCCCTCTTCGTCGATCATCGTGTAGGCCACGTCGCGTGCCTCACAGCTGCAGCACTCCTTGCGGTAGCACGCTCCCTGCCAGCGCTTGGCCGGGCAGTTGTCGTCGTGCTCGGCCATGATCAGAGTGCATTCGCCCTGCCTGCGGGCGATCTCCAGCATCACGTTGTGGCGGATGGTCTCGAGAATTTCAAATGTAGTGAGCTTCATCCCGCGAGTTTACCCTTGCTCAACGGGGCTTGCAATTTTTACATGAGGGGGGGTAAACTCGCGCGACTATGGCCCAAATTACTCTGAAACAATGGTTCGGCCGCCGCGGGTCGCCCTCGCAGGCGGAATTTGCCAGCTTGATGGGCGTAACCCCAGGCATGGTCTCGCGCTGGTGCAGCGGCGAGCTCGTCAGCGCGGACAAGGCCCCTTCGATTGAGCGGATCACTCGCGGTGCGGTAAAGTGCGAGTTGCTCAATCCGCACGTGGATTGGGCCGCACTACGCGGTCAGCGACGGCGCCGACCCCCCTCCAAAGCGGCATAAAACCGCTTGGGGCGGAGCGGGCACCGCCCAACGAACACACTGCCGGGAAATCCCTTCGCGGGGCCGCCGCTGCCACAACAGCGGCTACCGGCGCCTTTTTCGCCTCTTGTGGGAGCGCAGTTGTATACCAAGCTGTTCCCCTCGATGTTCGACGGGACCCTCGTCACCAAGGGGCCGTGGCAGGCGCTAGTCACCTTCCAGCAGATGCTGATCCTGGCCGACGAAACCGGGGTGGTCGACATGACTCCCGGCGCGATCTCCAACCGCACCACCATCCCCCTCGACATCATCCAGACCGGCATCGCCGCGCTGGAACAGCCCGACCCCGACAGCCGCACCCCCGACCTTGAAGGCCGGCGCATCGTGCGCCTCGACGAACACCGGACGTGGGGTTGGCAGATCGTCAACTACCAGCAGTTCCGCGAGATCCGCGACAAGGAAGAGCGGCGGGCCTATCAGCGGGAGTGGTTGCGAAACAAGCGGAAACAGGCGTCGACAGATGATGACAGTTGTCGACAGCCGTCGACTGGTGTTGACGATGTCGACCAAAGCAGAAGCAGAAGCAGAAGCAGAAGCAGTACTTGTAATGAAGCAATAGCGTTTGATGCTTCGCCTCCGGCTCCGCCAACGGACGCAAAAACGAGGAAGAAGGGCAACGGCACCCCGCTGGGGCAACGCCTGCCTGCCGACTGGAGGCTCCCCGACGAGTGGAAGGAGTGGGCGATCGCGTGCTACCCCGACCTTGACCCGCAGAAGGTAGTGCGCATGTCGCTCGAATTTCGGGATTACTGGGGCGCGGTCCCTGGCGCCAAGGGCCGCAAGACCGACTGGCTGATGACGTGGCGCAACAACATCCGCCGCAAAATGGGGGACGCATGAGGCATTGCCCGAAATGTGGTGAGGGACTGATCGAGGGAGTCTGTCCTGGCTGTGGCTACGGCCAGCGCAAGGCCAAGGGCAGCGGGTCAACGGATCCTCTCCGCGGCACCTGCGAGCACTTCGATCGCGGCCAGCGCTGCGCCGAACCGGCGCCGTACTCCAGCTCTACCACCGGCAGCGGGCCCTGGTACTGCGTAACGCACTTCCCGGCCTTCAAGGGCTGGAACATCGGCCGCGAGCGCACCGAACCGCCCGCCGGCTTCGAGGCCCTGCGCGCGCTGACCAAACGGGTGCCGACCGGCCCGAAGAAGCTCGACTTGGAAGCCGAACTGGAGCGCGACGCCATTCAGCGCGAGCCGCGCACCTGATGGGGGACGCATGAGCGACACCTTCGACAGCTTGACCGGGTCCAATGTCGGCGAGGCCGAGAACCTGACCGGGTCGCCGTTCCCGCCCGATTGCGTGGTCCCCGGCATCCGCGACGGACTCGTCGCCATGTTCTTCCCGGTGGAGCCGCCACGCCCCGCCGCCAGCCATGTGATCGTGCTGCTCGACACGCTCGACCCCAACGACTGGCAGGTGCTGGAACGGAGCGACTACGCAGCCATCAAGGCGCGGCTCTCGTGAGCGACGCCACCGATACCCGCATCATCCCCAGGCGTGACTGCGCCCACTACGTCCACCATGGCTGGGAGTGCGCGATCAAGTTCGTCGGGCGGTACTGCCCGCAACCGCAGCTGCCGTGCCATTGCGGCGGCTACGTCAGCAAACACGGAGGCGGATCGTGTTCGTCGCACTCACCGAAGCAGACCAGCGTTACGCCGAGCGGGTTGGTCGAGGCAGGTACGAGGCCAACCAGATCAACACCGCCATGGGAGCCCACAACAAGCAACTCGACTGGGGACGGGAAACCGTCGACCTCTTGATTGACGGTTCAACCGGCGAGCTGGCGTTTTGCCGCAAGTACGACCTGCCGTTCGACGACAGCGTCGGGGTTGGCCGAGGCTGGGCCCGACGGCCCGATACGGTCGATCGCCAGGGCAATCGCTATGACATCAAGGCCACGCCGAAGCCGCGTGGCCGGCTGATGCTCTACAAGCCCAAGCCGGGCGAAAACGACTACAGCAATATCGACATTTTTGTGCTCACTCGGCTGCACCGATTCCCGCCGGCGGTCGAGGTTGTGGGGTGGGCCTACAAGGCGAATTTGATGCGCGACGAGAACCTCGAGGATTGGGGTTATGGGCCCACCTACTTCCTCAACGAGCACGATCCGCGGTTCCACCACTTCCTCCCATGAGCGACCTGCTGCAGGTGGAGCTCATGCTGCTGAACTGGGCCAAAACCGCCACCGGCGGGGCGAAGGTTATCTTCCAGGTGCAGCCCGAGGATCTGGCCAAGTTCGAGCCGCTCACCATCGCCAAAGGCGGGCACGGGGGCCAACGCTTCATGGCCGCCCTGGCGCTGATCGGCGACGACGAGCAGCCGGCCGACCTGCCGGTGGGCCCGCTGTGCCGCACCGCGGTGATCTGGTGCCGCGATCCGGCGTTCCAGGAGTGGCTGGGGACCAACTTCCCCAACACCTGGGCGGAGAGCGTCGGCACCAACCCCATCGACTGCGCCAAGGAGGTGGTGTGCACCCTCTGCGGCGTGGTCTCGCGCAAGGACCTCGACTACGCGGCCGAGGCCGGGCGTATGTTCAACGAGTGCATCCAGCAACCCTACCGGGCGCACCTCAACCGTGAAGGAGCACAAGCATGATCGGACAACCGCGGCCGCAGCTGTCGTCGGAAGCAGTGAGCCAGCTCGACCAACTCGCCATGCGCATGAAGAACGAGATCGGCCAGGCGGCGGGGAAGGAGGGGATCGACCTCTGCTACCGCATCCTGATCTCGCTCATTGCCGACACCGTCGGCCCCAAGGTCGACGACGTCAGCCGCACCCTGCGCAGTTCCACCGACGCGGTCATCCTGTTCCTGGAGCGCATCCCGGGCGGGGAGATCAAACGCATCCCCCAGCACTGATGGCGACCGCTGAAATCGAACGCTACTGGAAGCTGATCGTCCGCTACGGCTGCATCACGCTGATCGGCGACGACCTGGCGGTGGCCTGCGGCGCGCCGGCCGAGATCGCGCACTGCCATGGGGGCTCGATTGTCGAGCGGATGCAAGAGCCCAAGGCCAAGGGCCGCAAGCTGCCGCGCTACGATTGGCTGGTGCTGCCGATCTGCCCCCATCACCACCGCCTGACCACCTTCGGCCTCGATCACGGCCCGCTGCGGTGGGAGCAGCGCCACGGGCCGCAGGCGGTCTACCTCGACCACCTGATCCGCCGTACCGGCGTCGACGTGTGGGCGCGGGCGCGGCGGCCATGAACCTGCGCGAACTGGTGGCCGGCGCGCTGCAATCGAGCCACCTCGAGCAATCGGCCATCAGCGAGGCCGCCATCGACCGCATCGGCGGGCTGGCCTTCTCCGATCCCCTGGGCTGCGAGCTGTGGCGCCTGATGGCGTTCCAGGCCAACGCCTACGAGCGGGTGCTGGGCCTGCTGGGCAAGCGGGCCCGCAACGTGATCGCGGTGCGCACCATGCGGCGCAAGGTGTGCGTGGCGGTGACGGCGGAATTCATCGACCAGGCCTGCCGCACTTGTGGCGGCATCGGCTACCTGCTCGCCACCTCGACCTCCGCCAAGCGGTTGTGTCCGACCTGCGAAGGCACGCGCCAGCGGCGCTACAGCGACCTGTGGCGCGCGCGGCAGCTCGGGGTGGACGTGGAGGCCTACCCGCGGTGGGATCGACGCTACAGCGTCGTTTCCGGGCTTTTGGCCGACGCCGACCGCCTGACCTTCCGCGAGCTCTCGCTGCAGCTGGAGCGGGTGCTGCCCAAAAGCGCCCTTTACGCGCTTGAAATCCAGCGCCGCCGTGCTACGCTGCGCGAGTCAGCGAGCCCTACATTTACACAAGAGCAACAACAGGGGGCGCCCTTCGCTGTCAGCACTGCCACCCTATAACTCGAACACTTCCAGGTGGCGGCCGCGAGTCCCGAGCCACGGGACAGGGTAGGGTAGGTACGCCCAAAAATCAGGAGAACCGCATGAAGGATCGCCGGCAGGACCGTCCCGAGACCAAGCCTGTCGATCCCAACTGGATCCCGGCGAAGAACTACCAGACCTCGCTGCTGATGGTCGAGGATCTGCAAGCCCACCACTGGGCCAACAAGGTGACGCTCGACGGTGGCGATGTGGTCCAGTTTTCGCTGCTGCCGCCCCCGGTGCTGGCGTACTACACCCAAGCCGACTGGACCGTCGGCCAGCAGTACACCGCAGGGCAGCCGACCGGCAGCGGCGCCGCCACCACCCAGGGCATGGAGGCCGGGGTGCTCCCCTTCGGCGGCCACGTCTACACCGGCACCCCGCCCTACCCTTCGATGAAGGGCGACGATCTCTACCAGCTCAAGCTCACGGTGCCCGCGGACTGGCCCAAGGGCCCGAACATGAACACGGTGTCGATCGGCGAGCACGGCGCTTCCGGCGGGCCGCAGTCGCGCAACGTGAAGATCCGCGACAACGCCGGCAACCTGCTCTACGAAACCACCGGCACCTATCCGTCGATCCCCTACTGCGTGGGCGGGCCGCCGGGCGCGGGCGTGATCGTGCTGCAGCCGGGCGTTACCTACGGCATCGAGATCTTCAACGACGGCCCCAAGCCCACCGGCACCTATCCCCCGGTGACGGACATGGTCGTGTACTGCTACGCCCCGCAGAAATGATGTGGTCACAGAACCTCGGCAAGGTGAGCAGGGGCTGCTGCTGCGGGTAGCCCTGCTGGAGGCGCGGATGCGCCTCGTCATCCTCGCCATCGAGGGCATGATCGTCGCCGCCGTCACCGCGCTGATCGCCTACTTTTTCAAGTGATTTACAAGGAGTCCACCATGCTAGGCAAAGCCATGTTCGCCTTCGTCATCCCGCTTGACGGCACCCCCGTCGATCCCGGCTATGGCCGTCCCGCTTGGGGCGGGCGTCCCGATCAAGGGCTCCCAGGCTATGGGCACCCGGACCAAGGGCTCCCCGGCTACGGTCATCCGGACCAGGGCTTGCCCGGCTATGGGCACCCCGACCAAGGGCTGCCTGGCCACGGTCATCCTGGCAACGCGCTGCCGATCGCGCCGGTGCGCCCCTCGCCGCCGATCACGCTGCCGCCCGGCACCTGGCCGCCGCAGCTGCCGCCCGGCGCCAACGTGCCGGACAACTCGCTGCCGCCCAGCTACGGCGGGCGACCGACGCCGCCGATCGTGATCCCGCCCGATCCGTCCATCGGCATCGAGCAGCCGATCTACCTGCCGACCTTGCCGCCCGGTACCGCGCTGCTGATCGCGCTGCCGCACGCCCAGCCGAAGGGCGACACCCCACCCGGCACCAAGCCCGCCATCCTGGTGCAGTCGGGCCAGAAGCCGGTGCTGGTGTACGTGAGCGCAGCGCCCTCGCCGAAGTAGCGTGCTGCCGACGCTGCTGCCGCCGCAGGCTCTGCGCAGCCTGCTCTACTACGCGGCACGGGCGCCGGCGGGCGCGATCGTCGAGGTTGGCGTGTACCAGGGCGGCAGCGCCTCCGCCCTGGCCACCTTGGGGCGCGAGCTGTACCTTTACGACACCTTCGAGGGGATGCCGGTCTCCGGGCCCTCCGACACCCACCCGCTGGGCCACTTCGCAGATTGTTCGGCGGCAGCGGTGCAGGCCGCCATCCCCTCGGCCCATGTGATCAAAGGGGTGTTCCCCGCCTCCCTGGTGGCGATGCCGCCGATCGCCTTCGTGCACGCGGATGGCGACCAGTACCAGACGACGAAGGACATCCTGCAGCACCTGCCGCCGCTGATGGTGAAGGGCGGCATGATCCTGTTCGACGACTACCTCGTGGACGACTGCCAAGGCTGCACCCAAGCCGTCAACGAGTCCCGCTACCGGCTGCTGCTGCTGGCCGAGACCATGAAGGCATTGATCATCGTGTGAAGGGAGTATCACCATGACGAAAACAGCAGCGGCCAAGTGGGGCGAGGACGAGCGGGGCAACTGGGACGCCAAGGCGCAGAAACAGGACGCCACGCGCGACGTCAAGCAATCGCTGCTCGACGCCGGCCTGGTGCTGTGCACCACCATTCGCAACCTGGTGATCGGCGCCATCACCACCGAGGAACTCACCCTCATCAAGAGCCAGGCGGGTGAGCTCGAGCAGGCGCTGCACGATGCGGGCGCGCTGCCGCCCGGCGAGACTGTGCCGCCGGAAGGCGAGCTACCCATGCCCACCGTGACCAGCCTGGAGCCCTCCAGCGGGCCCGACGGGACCGAGATCCTCATTGCCGGTACCGGCTTCCAGCCGCAGGGCGATTCATCGCAGGTGAAGATCGGCACCCACAACGCCACTGTGCTGTCGTGGGCCGAGGATGCGGTGGTGATCGCCGCGGTGCAGGGCGACACGCCCCCGGACGCGCCGATGGCGGTGTGGCTGCGGCCGGAGAGCAAGCAGGACGTCAACGCCGGCGCGTTCACCTTCACCGAGGAAACCGAAGCGCGCAGCGGCAGCAAGAAGCGCAAGTAAAAAAAAGGCCCGCATGGGGAGCGGGCCGTGGGAGATCAATACACTGACGGACGAGGGGCTAGTTTACTCCCTCATGGGTGCTTCTCCTTCGCCTTCTGCTCGATGTAGCGCAGCGCCTCCAGGCGCGAGTCGAACAGCGCCACGGTCTTGTAGATGCCGATGTCCTCGGGCACCTCGTTGGGGCGGAACACCACCAGCTTGCCGGTGGCGCGCACCTGGATGCCGCGGTGCGCGGCGTGGCTGCCGACGTGCTCGGCTACGCTCCATTGCGGGGTGGCGATGAGCCCCTCGCTGATGGGGGGCTTCGGCTTCGGGGGCCGTCCGACTGGGCGGCCGGTAGGCTTGCGGCGGCTCATGTTTCCTCCACTACCGCCACGTCGCCGCAGATCGGGTGCGTGGTGCCGGGCTTGCAGATCGCGTGGTACATCGCGGTGGCCTTGGCGTTGAGGGGCAGGCCGCGGGTGTGGCCCAAGTCATCCACCCATACCCGCTTGCCGTTGCGGAGCGAGAACGAGTCGAGCGTGCCGGCGCCGATCAAGGCGGCGACGTGGCGCAGCTGCAGCGTGTCCGGGTCATGCGGGTGCGTTTCCTCGGTGCCGTCGGCGCGGATAACGAGGAAGGTTTTTTCAGTCGGCATGGGGGTTCCTGGTGGCAGAGGGTTGTTGGGAGCGCACGTAATCCCACAGCTTGTCTTTCACGCTGTGGGGGATGGCGAGCCACTCGGCGGTGGTCAGATTGAGCCAGCCGCAAATGTGCCGTTCGCGGGCGGGGGCGATGGTTTCCTCCTGCAGCTCGATGGGGAGCAACTCGAACAGATCGTAAAAGGCGCCCTCGGGATAGGCGAACTCGGCCTGCTCCTTGGCGTGCTGCGGGTCCTCGCCCTCACACAGCAGGTGGATGCGATCCGGGTAGCCGCTGATGAGGACGAGGTAGCGTTTCATCCGCGGCGGGACAGGTAGGGGTAGTAGGGATCGTAGAAGGCGCCCACGGCCGGGTGCAGCGGGGGAATCCACGTGGCCAGCCCCTGCTCGACCGCCTGCTCAACCCAAGCATCCATCCCGAACGTGTCCTGCGGCGGCGGGATGTCCTCGAAGCTGGCCGGCAGCAGCGGCAGCAGCTGCTCGGAGCGCGACGGATGGCGCATCTTGCGCAGCGCCTTGGCCTCGATCTGCTGGACGCGGGCGACGCTCAAGTCGAACATGCGCGCCACTTCCGTAGCGGTTTTCTCCTGCCCTCCGCCCAGGCCGAAGCGGTACACCAGCACCTTGCGCTCGTAGACGGTCAGGTGCTTGACGGTCTCGATCACCCGCAGCACTTCGGCGGCGGTCTCCTTCTGCTGCAGCAGCGCATCCGGCCGCTGGTCGGCCTCCCGCAGCGCCGCCATCACTTCGCGGCGGTTCAGGGTGTATTGGGCGTGGTTGCTGGAGAGTGCCAGCTGGACCGCGGAGGGGAACAAGTCCTCCGGCGGCACCCCGCAGGCGTCGGCCACCTGCAGCGCCGGCCGGCGCCACTCGCCCGTCATCTGGTTGATCGGGTTGCGCTTGAGGTTGAGCAACTCGCCCACTTCCGACTGGCTCAAGTCGAACTTCCGGCAGAAGTCGGCCACGCTGTCGGCGCGGGCCTCGATCGCGGACAGCAAGGGGTGGTTGCGGACCTTGATCGAAATGCGGAATTCGTCGTCGTCCCGGTTCACGGTCAGCTCCCGTGCGGGTGGGCGACGAGCGCGTAGGGGCGCCCGTTGATCTGCACCGTTTCCACGGCACCCGCGGCGAGGATGCTGAACAGCGCGTGCTCCTCTTCGTCGAAGGTGTACTCGGCGTTTTCGGGCAGCTTGGCGAACTCTTGGATGTCGGTGGGCTCGCCGTCGGGGTCCTGCGCCAGCCGGTAGGCTTCCAGGTGCATCGGGCAGCCGGCAATGTAGATCGTCGCCAGTAGCCGCGTGGTGGGGTCCTGCACGGGGCCCGTGGGTTCCCACACGATGCGCTCGGCGTCGATGGAAGGGATGTTTTCGAGTGGGTGTTGCATAATCGTGGTGCTCCTTGGTTGGGGTGTGGCAAAAGGCACAGCCCCGGGGCTTCGGCACCCCGGGGCTGCTGCTTTCAGGCGAGATCGAGCGCCGCTTGGCGCTCCGGTTCTTCCTCCGGTTCGCGGATGGTGTAGCCGTTGTCGGTGAGCACCGCGGCAATCGCGCTCGCGGTGTCGCTGTCCCATTCAGTGCCGTCGAGCAGGGCGTGAATGGCCTCCACCATCAGCAGCAGGTTCGGCGCCTTGGCGATCAGTTCGGCGTCGCCGTTGTCGTTGGCGTACACGACGGCCACGCTCGCGCCAGTGACCTCGGACGACACGATGCTCTGGAAGGCCCCCACCCGTGCCAGCCACGGCGCGGGCGTATGGGCGGCGCTCACTTGACCCTCCTGCGCACGATGGGCAGCACGTTGAGGGGCAGCGGGGCGCGGTCTTCCGCCTGCAGCTGCGCCACGGCCTGCGCCAGCCGCTGCCGCCGCAGTTCCGCGAAGGTCTCGCGGATATTGGTGGCGTGGCTCGGCACGTACTTGAACGTCGGATCGAGGATGGATTTCACGCGGTAGCCTCCTGCTCCTTGGCGATGGCGGAAGCGCGGTAGTAGGCAAGCGCCGCCTCCTTCACCCCTTCGATCCCGGCCAAGCAACGCTCGTGGGTGCGGCGGAGGTTGGCTTCGGTGCCCTTGCCGCCGCGGTCGTCGGCCAGCGTCTTGTGGTAGTCGCCGCCGGGCCCCATGCCGAACACGAACGAGATCATGCCGTCCTCGCGCTTCACTACCTGGGCGGTGCAGATGATGCCGCGCTGCCCCTTCCAGGTGCTGACTTGCAACTCCCGGTTGGCGCCGTTGATGGTGCCCAAGGGAATGACGGTCTCGCACTTCCAGCCGTCGCGTTTACTGCGGGTGCAGGTGTAGTCCATTGCGGTGCTCCATTGAGAGTGGTTGGGTTTACTACGGGTAAAGCACTTGCATGGTACTCCAGCGGCAAAAGGGGGCACAAGGCCCCCTTCCGGTCAGACTTCGGCAACGATCTTCGCCCCGCAGTAGCAGCGCAGCCCGCACGCAGCTGCGCGCAGATGGAAGGTGCGGCCGGAAGGCAGGTCGGTCACGGTCGCCCGCCACACCGTGCGGCGGGGGCCGATCTGGGCGTGATGGGCGGCGCTGACGGTGAGAATCCAGCGCGAGCCATCCTCCATCTGCGGCAGCTTCCAGTCGTCCCCCGGCTCGACGTTGGGCGTGATGAGGCGCGCCCCGGGAAAGCGCGGATCGGGCGATAGTTCCATACGGGTCTCCTTGGGTTGGGAATGAGGCCAGTCAGCCTCCCGCGCCCGCCTGTCACGCGAGCGCAGGCGGCTGGCTAGGTGAGGGTCATGTTGGCGATGGCGCGGCACAGCCACACGATGGCGCCGCCCACCACCCAACACTTGACCCATACCCACACGTAGTCGAGCAACTCCAGCCAGTCGTCGAGGCTCCAGTTCCTCATGCGTCCCCCTGCCATGCGGTCAGCTGGTTGAGGGCGATGGCGTCCTCCCGGTCCTCCCGGTCCCCAAGCATGTCGGCGCGCAGATCAGCGAGGTTCTGCTGGAAGCGCGCCACGAACTGCGCCCCCTGGTAGCGGGTGCGCTGGTCGCTGTCCACGGCGGCGCGATCGTGGCAGCCCTGCAGGTTCTCGAACCACGCATAGGCATCGTCGTCGAGCACATGGGCGAGGCCGGTGGCGTCGAGCGCGTCGGCCAGCCCGCCCTCGCTGTCGATCCACGCCCCATAGCTGTTGTCGCAGATCAGCTGGCCGATCACGCAGGCGCGGGTTTCCCCCTCGGCGGGGGTGTAGCGGTAGAGGCACTTGAGTGAGTCGGCGTCAATCGACGGCTCGCCTTGGGCGACGATAGCGGCCTCCACCACGTCGAGGATGGCCATGCGTTCGGGCAGGGTCAGGCTCATGCTTCCTCCCCCCCGAACAGCGTTTCCCAGTCTTCCGGGGTGTAGCCGGTCATTACGAACTCGCGCAGGGGCGCGGGCAGATCGGGGAAGATTTCGGGCGCGGTGCGGCGGAGGTGGCGCGGGCCCTCGAACTCCGCCAGCTGCGCGGCGGTGATGGGTAGATCGAGGGTGTTGCATTGCCCCGTGAGGGGCGACCGACGAGTGACTTGCATGGTGCTCTCCTTGGTTGGGTTGCGTGGCCTAGCGGCCCGCCCATGCCCGCCTGTCACGCGGGCAGAGGCGGGTGCCCTACGCCGCCAGCTTGCCAGCGCGAATGAAGTGATCTACCGGGGCGCGGTACATCTTCCCGGCGGGGTTCTCGATCAGCACCTTGGAGCCCTTGAGCCCGCGCAGCGTCCATTGCTTGTGGGCGTAGATCACGGGGCGGTCGAGCCACGTGGGATCGAGGCCGTACACCCCGGCGAGGGCGACGAAGGTATCCGCCTCCTTCGAGGGCGCGCCGATCAGTGCCCCGTCCAGCTTGAGGGTGAAGCGGGTGTCCGCGAAGGTGGCGTTGCCGGTCTTGAGGGTGAGGCCGTGCAGGGCCGCAACGGGGGCGAGGGCGGCGTCGATTTCGTCGCGCAGCTGGCGCAGCAACTCGCGGGTGATGGCTTGAGGCATGGTCAGGCTCCTTGTGGTTGGGTGCGGGCGAGCGGCCCGCCCACAACCCCCGGCGCGGGGGCTGTAGGCGCGTTCCCTAGCGGCGCTTGAGAATCTGCTCCTGAATGAAACGATGATGGTCGGCAAGGCGCGCATTGACGTAGCGCAGGGCGGCGCGGGTCAGCTTGCCGCGCTTGGTGCGCCACTTGGTGGGGAAGGGTGGCGGCGTCCTCATCGCGTCCTCGCCGTGAACGGCGGCAGCTGGCGGATGAAGATGCGCTCCCGATGCTGCTCATCCGTCACCACCGTGATCCCCCGCTGCAGCTTCATGGCGTGCACGAACTGGGCGGCGTCGCAATCCTCTTCGAGGTAGGCGGTGAGGCCATCCTTGGAGCGGTAGCTGTAGCTGCTGATCCTGCCGACGATGCCCAACTCCTGCAGCAGGGCGACCGGCACCTCCAGCCAGCCGTGCCCGGGGTCCTGCCAGTAGGTGAAGTTCTGGGCGAGGGCGGGCGTCCACGCGGGCGCGCTCATGCGGCCCTCACTGCGGCGGCGAAGCACGCGGCCTTGCGCTTGGCCAGTTCCGGGTAGTTCACCATCTTGCAAGCCCGGGCGAGGGCGTCCGCAACGGCCTCCGCAATCCCCGTAGCCGGGTCATAGCGCGTCGCCTCCTGCTCATGGCTGTAGAGGGTGCCCGTCACCACCATGAGGCGCGTGTCGCCGCTTTGGTGCGGCGAGGGCACATGCACCTGCACGTGGCGCTTGGCCTCGTAGCCCATGCACAGCGTGATCCCATCCTTGTTCAGAATGGCCGCTTGCACCTTGGCCGCATCCGCCCGACTGCCGCCATGCTGCACGTCCTGCACGTCGCAGTAGTCCCCCGCAATGGTCCCGTGCGTCGCATGATCGCGGCGCAACTCGAACGTCGGCAACGCCAGCAACTCGCCCAAATAGGGGCGCATCGCCTCATGCAGCGCCGCGACCACCAGCAACCGCCGTTCCCCCGCCGCAGCAAGGGCTTGCACCTTCATGGCGTGCTCGTGCAGCCCTTGAGCCAGCGCACTCGCCAGAGGATTCACCTTGGTCTCCATTCCACTCTCCCATTCACCTAGCCCGCCGCCCCATGCGACAGGCACACTCACATCATAGCGCCAATGTTTATGTCAGGTAAACAATCACAGAGTGACGCCGCAGCAGCCGCACCAGCTGCAGGGCCGGATTGGAAGGCGATCGAGGCGGAGGTGCGGGAAAGTGACAGCACGCTCCAAGCTATCGCCCGCAAGCACGGCATCGGCTACGACGCACTGTGCAAGCGCGCCAGAAGGGGGCTGTGGAGGCCGATTCCCGACTCGTTTGCCCATGTCCGCCGTGTCCGACCCGCGCGCGAACCTGACCCAGATCCGCCGGCGCGGGAGGCCATTCCGTTGCATCGCGCTCTGGTGGCCTACGTGAACACACGTCACGCTCCGGGGTCAGATGGTGCGTACAACGAGCGGGCGATCCTCGAAGGGGCGGCACTGCAGCTGGAAATGATCCGCCAGCACCGCGGCGACATTCGCGGAGCGCGGGAACTGGCGCTCACCCTGCTAGGCCAGCTGGAGGCCGTGGCGGGCCATCGTGAGGCCATCCTCGCCGCG